GACCCGGGCGCCGATCTGGCCGACGCGATCGGGCTGGGGGTATGGTGGCTAAAAGAAATGCAAGTGAACGAGTAGACAGGTAGACAAATTGAAAGGCGGCGAACTATGAACGGATCGATTGAGATACGTAAGGACTGTATCCCTGCAAAGCATGGAACGCTTGGAGGGACGGCGGAAGAACCACGAACCTGAAGTATCATGAAGGGTCGAATCTGCCAGAAGCATCATAGGCTTCCAGGCAGTGGGACGGGTGCGCGGCCTGGCTAGGCAGGCAGGTTTATAGTGTGCGAAAAGTCGTGATAATTTGGAAAAAAAACCCTTGACAAGTGAGACGCCTTTGGGTAAGTTGTGCGAGACCCTGCGGAAAAGGGCCGAGCAGATCGAGGCCGGTACTATCCGGTTCGAGATAGAACTGGAGGCGTATGATGGCAGAATCAGGGAGATCAGGTACGACGAGGGAAAGGTAACGATTCGAATGAGGTAGCCGGGGGCCACCGCCTCAGCGATCCCGGGCCGCCATACTGCGAATACGAATAGTCGGACTTTACCGTCACAACGAAGAGCCCGGCAAGATGGTCGATGCGACCGTTTTGTCGGGCTTTTTCTATTGGGACAATCGAGATGGCGATCACCGCGAAAGTTAGTCTCAAGATCAACGTCAAGGCGACCGGCACGGCCGGACTGGGCACGCCGACTCTGCCGATCACGCTCGATCCAAGCTTTTCTCTGGCCGCCGGCACCGGGGCTAATACGGTCGATTCGCTGTACGATTCGCAGCGCACCCTCACCGACGCCCAGGCCGAAACGCTCGACATCCAGGACGGCTCGCTCTCTAACTCGCTAGGCCAGGCCGTGACGATGGACGTCCTGCGGCTGCTCTACATCAAGAACACCTCGACGACGAACTCACTGATCATCGGCGGGGCGGCGGCGGCCCAACTCGGCCTGTTTGCCGACGGCAGCGACAAGTGTGTACTCAAGCCAGGCGGCATCTTGCTTGTGACGGCGCCGGACGCCAACGGCATCGACACGACAACCAACAGCGATCTCAAGCTCGAACACGACTCGACCGACGCGACCGATCTGATATACGACATCCTGCTAATGGGTGAGGACTAGGATCCACGAATGAAAGCAGCGCCGATACATAGACCGATCCGTTCAGGCCGAAGAGTCGACGGTGAAACGCGGCGGCCGAACGCCAACGCCCGAGGCTACACGTACCGCTGGCAGCGGGTCGCGTCGTCGCATCTCAGGAGAGAGCCGTTGTGCCGCCTGTGCAAGGCGTCAGGCCGTGATCGCCTTGCGACCCAGGTCGACCACATCATCCCGCACAAAGGCGATCAGCGGCTCTTGTGGGCGTCAGAAAACATGCAGAGTCTTTGCACCTCGTGCCATAGTCGTAAGACCCGTGCAGAGAACGCGGCGGCCCAGGCGTCGGGCAGTGGTGACGGTATGCCGGCAAAAATGATGAGTAAGACACATTCTGTCGACCGTACCCCCAACACGGATTTTTTTTTGGCGAAAAATGACAAAAGTTCCCAATCACAAAGTGCATAAAGGGACATAGATACAGGAGTTACACAGGCCGAATGTCACGCGGTACTAAAACAGAAAGGTGTCACGATGTCCGGTGTTAAGGGTAAATCAGGCCGCAAGCGCAAGCCGAAAGCCGTGCTCAAATTGCACGGCACCTTCCGCGCCGACCGCCACGGCGGCGCTGAGGCGGTCGAGGCCCCGACGGCGATACCGACGCCGCCGAAGTTACTCAGGGGGATCGCTCTGGCTGAGTGGGATCGGATCACGACGCTCCTGGCCGACAACAACTGCATCGCCGAACTCGATATGGCGACCTTGACGATGTACTGCGTCGAGTGGGCCAAGTACGTCAAGGCCAATCAGCGACTTGCCAAAGTGAGAACCTTTCTCACATCGAGCACCAAAGGCTCAAAGATGCCTCATCCCCTCTTGCGCGTGAGCAACAAAGCGTTTGCAAATCTCATGCGATTGTGCAGCGAGTTCGGCTTTTCGCCGGCGGCCAGGGCCCGGTTGAGCATCGAGGCCAAAGCGGCCGGCAGCGATCCTCTCGAGCAATTACTGAGAAACCAGATGCAGCGCCGGGCCAATCGACCCGGCGGCAATAGTGCGGGGTAATTTGTAGCGAAAAACTCAAAAACCTAATGACAACGGCAACGAAAGAACTCAGCGGCATCGAGGCAACGGCCCAGGCGGTCGGCGATTGGTGTGAGGGCGTGCTTGACGGCACGATCGTCGCGTGCAAGTGGACCCGCCTGGCAGTCGAGCGTCACGTCGCCGATATGGAGCACGGCCACGAGCGCGGACTCTATCACGACGGCGAGGCTGTGCAGGATTGGGTCGAGTTTTTCCTCTGTCTGTCCCACTTTGAGGGCGACTTTGCCGGCCAGCCGATCGCGCTGGACCCATGGGAGTTGTTCGTTGTCTGGAATCTCTTTGGATGGCACCGCCCCGACGGCACTCGGCGGTTTCGAACGGGCTATATCGAGATCGCCCGCAAGGTCGGCAAGTCGACGTTCGCTGCCGGCATCGGCCTCGGCGGCCTGGTGATCGACGGCGAGGCCGGGCCCCAGGTGTATTCGGCCGCGGTCAACAAGGATCACGCGAGAAAAGTGCTGCATAATAAGAGCGAAAAGTACGTCAAGCATTCGGCCGCGCTTCGCCGACGACTCAAGATCAACTCGACAACCGGGCGGATCGCGTTCGACGTCAATGACGGTTATTATGAACCGCTCGGCAAGGACTCGGACACCGGCGAGGGCTTTAATCCGCACATTACCGTTTTTGATGAATTGCACGCTCACACCGACCGTGCAATGTGGGACGTGATCGATTCAGGTCTGGGCGCCAGATCGCAACCCCTTAAGCTCGCGATCACAACAGCCGGCTTTGACGTCTCGTGCTTCTGCCATACCGAAATCAGAGACCAGGTATGCTCGATCCTGGAGGGCGTATACACCGACGACTCTTGGTTCGGGTGTATTTGGACTATCGACGAGGACGATAACTGGCAGGATGAGACGGTTTGGGCCAAAGCAAATCCACAAACCTACTTTCACAATCAGATCGAGGATATGCGGCGCATGGCGGTCGAGGCCGCTCGCAAGCCCGGGGCGCTCAACAACTTCCTAACGAAGCGGCTCAACGTCTGGACAGCGCAAACGGTCAAGTGGGTTGATATGGAAGATTGGCAAAAGTCGCCGCCGATCATCGCAAGAGAAACCCTTGCCGGGGCCCCGTGTTGGTCGGGCCTGGACCTCTCGGCGAACAAGGACCTTACGGGGCTTGTGCACTTGTGCCAGCGGAGCGACGAGATCGACGATCTCGCGATTGCGTGTCGCTTCTGGATACCGGAGAGCCGGATCAAGGACCGCGAGCGCAAAGACGCCGCTCAGTACGAGCGATGGGTGCGAGAGGGCCTGGTCACGACTACCCCGGGCAACGTGATCGATTACTCGGTCGTCAAGGCCGACATCAAGACAGACCTGGACTATTTCGACGTGCAGAAACTCGCCTACGATCCGTGGGGATCGGCCGAGTCGATCCGCCAGGACCTCATCGACGAGGGTATGG